GTCAGTTGTAAAAACTGCTGATTGAAAATATGCAGCAGTTGAAAGTAAGTTCAAAGCCTGACCGTTTGCTGACTGATTAAAAGCACTTCCTACGCTTTCTGCAGTCACAGTAACTGAACCAGACGATGTTGCAGTAAAATCAGCAGTGAGTTCATAAAGGTAAGCAGTACCTGATGAAGTGTTTCGATATAAAAACTGGGTTCCCGACGGCAAAGTGTGAGAAATAGAGTCATTAAATGTTATAGTTATAGTGCCAGTAGCTTTAGTACCGTCATTTCTGGTTATACCAAAAAGTTGAAACAAAACTTCAGATGTAGCAGAAGGTAAACGATTAACTGCCGCTATAACTTGTGTAGTTCTTTGAGCAAATGCCTCTGCAAGGACTGTCTCAATTTGTCCTGCTTGAGGGTTCCATGTTGGAAGCAAGGCTTTTCCAGCCTTTAGTATCTCATTAAGAGCAGCGATAGGATCGCTATCAAACACAGTAAGATCAATATACTGTTTTACATCAGGTGAATTAGCCATAATTTATCTCACTTAAAAGTTATTCGTATATCGGACAAAATCCCATTTGCTTTGATAACTTCTATTTCTTCAATTGAAATATCAGTATCAGGATAAAATTCAACAAAGTTTTGGTAAAAAGTTGAAGAATCAAAATCCGCAAATGTAGGATCTTCGGTTCCAAACGAAGCAAATATTTGCCTTTCGCCTAAAACAGTTTTCAAAAAAGCGTTTATCTGCTCAGCCTTATAGGTATCAGTATCTGTGCGTACAGTTGCGAACCTAGGTGCCTCTGTAGTTAATCTAAATGGATATGAAAGGACGTATTCCGCCATTTTACCTCCAACCTCCAAAAAAAGCCTTCATATACATTCTATAGAAATTATGGATACCAAGACAACTACTATCAATCAGCCTTTTGAGTATCTAGCCATTCTTGAAAATTTGGGTCTTCCATGGGGATAATTCGTACATCCGCTAGGTCAGCATCCCATTTAGAGCCACTCATTGCCCAAGCTATTTCTATACTTGCCGACGCAGGAACTGTGCCAGAATTTATTTCCAGACCGTAAACATTTACAAAGTGGTTTACTACGCAACCATTTATACCTTCATGGTAACATGGTGCGTCTTCAGTTCCACCATGCGGACATATGCTCGGAGAAATATCCACTACAGCCTTGCTTATAGTCAGCAGTATCCTGTGACCGTCATCGTTCCATAAAAATTCTTTAGTCGTCATTAGACATATTGCGGGTAAGCTCATCTTCATATTGAGCCTCTAGCGTTTTAACAATTTTTTCAGCAACAAGTAGCTTGCATTTTAAATCAGCTATTTCTTTTTGAGATTCAACATGCATCTCCCACAAAACATCAGCTAGCAAAGATTCGTCATACTGAAACATAATTAACGAGTAACCTCTAAATCTAAGGTGAAGTTTCCTTCAACTAATCTTTCAACAACCCCGCCTGAACTTATAAGCTCTAGGTCATATATGCCATCATCTGACAAACCAGCAGTGTCCGCAGCAGAAATGCTCAGAGCTACCTGACCAGATGAATTCAAAGATATTCTTCCATTTTCAGTAGTTAACTCAATTATTGTGGAAGAAGAACTCTGCGTCCGCCTAACCTGCATTTTAGCAGTGTAAGAGCTTAAATTTCTAGCAGTTCCAGAACTATCTTTTACCGTAAAAGTTCTAGAAAAAGTTGTTCCTTGCTCACAAGTTATATCATACGAACCAGCAGACATATGTAATCCTTTCAGTATCTTTAATATTATACTAAAATAGATTACTTACTTTTTGATGTCTTACTTGATGATTTGTTTGATTCAACTAATTCTACTTGAAGGGCAGCAATAACTTCTTGAGCTTTGGCCATGCCTGCTTTAAGTAGTTGAATTTCGTAAGTCTTTTGACCTATCTCTTCAACTAGACCACCTATAACAGCTTGAACGTCTACTTCTGTTTTATTATCATTTGTATCCATAATATAATTATACTCCTATATCTAAATGTAGTCAACTACCTACTAAAAATCAGCGTGCTGTTCATTGAAAGCCCAAGCCACACCAGAAGATGGGTGCCTTAAACGTGCAATTGCTTTAGCCTCTAGCTGACGTACTCTTTCTCGAGTTAGCCCCATTTTGTTACCTATCTCTTGTAATGTCAACGGTGTTTCATAATCAGATAAACCATGGTGCATGATTAAAACTTCGTATTCTCTTTCAGGTAAAACACTCAAAGCCTTTAGGATGTCTGAGGCAAAGCTAGCGGCAATGCCTAAATCTTCTACCTCTGGTTGATTCTTATCAACTAAAGTATCCGAATGGGATACAAGGCTATCTTCAGAAAGATTATTATCTAAAGATTCTAATCTAGTATTCTCCATATGCGACCAAATATCATCAAGTTTGTCATCATCCCATCCAAGATAATCAGCTATTTGATGTCTACTGAAATCATTGTTTGACGACTCTAAATCTTCTAAAACTGCAGAAAGTTTTCGAACATCTGCTTCAATGTGCATGGGAATGCGTATAGCTCTACCTAAGTTAGCAATTGCACGCTGACACGCCTGCCTACACCACCATGTTGCGTAAGTGGAGAATTTAAATCCCCTTTCAGGGTCAAACTTGTCTACAGCTCTCATTAAACCAATAGTAGCTTCTTGAATTAAATCTTCATACTCTATTCTTGACTGTGACCTAGAATACCTAGCAGCAGTGTCCATAGCTAAGCGCAAGTTATGCTCCACAAATGTAGTTTTAGCATCTTTTGCTGCATCAACTGCGGCATTCAAAGCCCTTCTCTCAGGATAGTCTAACTTTATTCCTTCAATATGCGCTTCGTTTAATTCTTTAGCTGCTTTTTGACCTGCTACCACAGTTCTTCCCAAAACAACTTCTTCTTCTCTTGTTAAGATTCTGTGCTTTGAACTATTAACATAACCTGACATTAACTATTCTCCTTAGATTGTTTAGCATAATTAGATGGATGCCTAAGAATAGCATCATCACGTTCTTGCTTCTGCTGTTCTTTTTCTATTTCTTTCCATTTATACCATAACGGCATGAAAGCCTCGTGCTTCATATATACACTCCTTGCACCACATGTATGGGCGCTGTTGATTATTACATATCATTTCTACCACCAAAATTAAATAACAACAACCTTTTTAACAACTTTTGTTAAAAAATAAACACTTTTGTCAAAAAGTTGTAAGTTTTGGCAGTAAATCTCATCAAAATTTGAACTCTTTTTCACCAAAAAGATGTTCAACTAAACTATCATCTCCATATTGTTTTCTATCGTCATCTGAGATCTCAACAATCTCGTGTTCGCCCTCTGTATATAACGTTCCCCATGATCGTCCTCCTAAATCAGGCTCTGTAGAAATATGAACCTCTTTGAGTATCATCTCCATAGTAGCGCCCGCTTCTTTGCACAAATCCTTAGCGTTTTCTTCAGGAAATGAAAATAGTATCTCATCATGAATTGGTAAAACTGCATAATCCCATAAGCCTGCTTCATGGATTTTGATCATAGCCCTACCCAAAACATCTCTAGCAGTTGACTGTATACAATAGTTTAAAGCTGCATATGGTCGTTCAGAGTCCACTGGGAGCTTTCGACCAGTATGTGTTATCACATAATTGCGTAGTCCCTTTTTAATAGGATGTGCAAGTTGATGTGAAAAGCGGGTAACTCCTTGATACGTGGCATCAAAAAGATCGCATACATTTTGGGCCTCTTCAAGAGATATACCTGATTGCCTCGAAAGTGTTTTAGGTCCTGCACCATAAACTTTACCAAAATTTACAGTTTTTGCAATTTTTCTACTAACCCCTGTGTTATCTGCAGTGGTTTGATGTAAATCGCCTCCTTGCTCAAAAACATCTAGCATGACTTTATCTTGTGAAAGACCTGCTAAAACCCTTAGCTCTACCCCAGAAAAGTCAATAGAGGCCATTCTGCACCCTTCTTCAGCTAAAAACATTCGACGTATAGCGTCTCCCCCAGAAGGCAATTGCTGTAAAGGAGGATTACTTATAGACATTCTACCTGTCCTAGCTTGTAAGCTATTAAGCTTAGGATGTACTCTCCCTTTGTTATCCATGCTTTGTAACGACGCAATGACATAAGCGTCTCTCCACTTAGCATTGTTTTTAGCGTTGGTAACAGCTTCCGCTAGTTTTCTAGCATCACCTAATGATTCGTCATTTGCAATGTTACTTAATATAGTTTTGTCAACTTTTAACTGCCCTGATGCTGTTGTCTCTATTAGCTTTACCCCTAGATTTTGTAAAGCTTGAGCAACATCTCTTGTAGCATTATGATTCTTAACGCCAAAAGATTTAACTACAGCAATGTTATCCGCTTCGTATGCAGTCATTTCTTGCGCTAAACCAACAGAGTACTCTGCATCAATTAAAACGCCCCTTCGCTCCATTGAGGCAGTAAGCTTTAAAAGATCATGCTCATACTTAACAAGATGATCCATTGTTTGTCGCTTTATTTCTTTTCTCAGCTTAGGAAAAAGTCTTGCGGTTAATATTACGTCAACACCTGCGTAATGGACTAAAGTAGGATGGTCAGCAGGAATGTTCTTCCATCCCTGTTGAATGCTCCATTTTTGTCTTTTAAACAAATCTTTTAGAGCGCCATCAGAGTCTGGGGCAGACTTATCAACATGAAACGCAGCTAAGTTTTTTAAGCCATGCCCTACGCCACCTTCAGCTCGACTGCGTGGGTCCGCTAAGTGAGCTAAGATCCTAGTATCAAATGTTCTATCAAGTATTTCAAGGGCGTCTACGTGACCATGCCTATCTAGCCCAAGTGCGTCAAAATTGGCGTTATGAGCAAGAAGACGATAGTCGGTTTTCTCCATAACAATATCTATCGACTTTTGAAACCACGGCTCACCCCATATGAACACAAACGCTTTATCTTGGTCACCCCACTGAATACTTTTTATCTCCCATTCTAAGGAATAAGTATCAAGGCCTGTAGCTTCTATATCGTAAGCTAAGGGTCGGCGTCTTTCTAATAACCACTCTGTAAAATCTGAAAAGGCATCGTCGGATCGAACTAGTACAACGTCTTCTGTGAATTCACCTGTGCCATATGTGTCATGGAGCCAATCATCCATTAATGTTAGTGAACTCATACTTTACGGAACTATTATAGGTTTTTCTATCTTATTAGCTAAACGGCTTCTACTCCAAGCCCTACAATCGTTACACTGCCACTGCTGATACGAAGCGACTTTAGTGTACTTATAGCCTCTTCTCTGAAGGTTTACTGATCCACAGGTCGGACAGGAATGATCAGATACAGCATCGTAAACATTTAGATTTGGGTGGTTTGTCATCCAAGGCCTTAACTCCAAATAAACGTCTCTTAACAAAACAACATCTTGCTTTGCGTACTTGATCATTGTTTTCCATGCTTTAGTATCACCACGCATACAACCAGCCCAAGTTTCAAAACCACCCGTAGATTCTTTTTTACCTACACCTAGATAGTCTCCTAAATCATTTAGTCTATTACTATTAAACATAAAGTACCTACGAGCTACCTTTAGAGTGTCAACAGATTTAGCGGGTGAAGCTGGACCTAGCCCATGCGATATAAAACGTGCATTTGCTTTTCTAATATCAAACCTATCCCCATTATGTGCTATAACAATGTCAGCTTCACTAATTAAATCCCAAAGCTTTTTCACAACATGGTAGTCGTTCTCAGGGTCTTTGGCATAAGCTTCTTTAAAATCTACTAATGAGCACACGCTTGTTTTCTTCTGATGCTCCCATCGATACCCAAAACATAAAATATACCACTGCCTCTCATGATCTATAACATTTTGTTCATACTGCCCCCAAACATAGCTCAAGTTAGGTGCTGTTTCTATATCAAAGTATAAGATTTTAGCCATGTTGTTAATGTACCACACTTTCTGTAAATATACAAGATTGTAATCGTTTTACGTCATCTATTTTATACAAACCTTCATCAGGGTAGAAAAAGGTTCTTCTTCTATGTCTTTCTTTACGCAGTATTCCTTCTTTAACTAAACGATCTAAAGCTCTCCAAACATGTTGATATCTCATTCCAATTAACTCTGCAATTTCTTTTTGTGTCATATCTGGATTCTCTAAAACTGCTAGTAGCACTCGTGTATTAGCTGTCAAAATTCTCATCTGTGCGCATACTTTCTAGTACAGACAGGGATAAGTCCATTTCATTTATCTTCGCTTCAAGTAATTGTGCACGGTCTAAAGCTAAAGTTAGCTTAGCAGTTGATTCAGCTAGCAAACTTGTCAAGTAACATATTTTTTCATCGGTGGTCTGCATCGTATCAATATTTTGAAACACATCAGTATTGACAACATTAAACTCTTCCGCCTTGGAACGAATAAAAACTCGATAGTCTTTAAGGACACTTAAAAACTTTTCACTGGTAGCAGATAGGTGTAATATTAAATTTTCTATGTTTACCCCAAGAGTAATCGTAGCCCCTTCTCTGTTTAGATAGCCATCTCTAACGAGACTATCTATCAAAGTATGAAGCCACTTCTCTTCTGATCTAAACACCCCATCTCGTGCTATAATCAAGGAAAGAACTCTGTGTAAAGAGTCCAATCCATCGTCTTGCATTAAGTTACTAACAGCTTCGGTTACAGTTGTTTCATTAGGCATATTTATATCCTATAATTATAAAGTTGCCTTGTCAAGGCTATCTTTTGCCACCAAAGTATTCAACACCATTTCCAGAGCTAATAATGTCATCATTTAAGCATTTACTCCTATCTTCATCCAAGTAAATGTTACCTAAGATTCTCCCATACTTGCCTCCAGCATCTTTAAATGTCTGAATATAGAAATGGTCACTTTGGCTCAACCAACTTTGGACAAAAGCCTTAGCCTTTAAACCCAAAGCTTTTTCTTCTAGATCTTTAGTTCGTGTTTCTGGTGTATTGACACCGTGCAACCGAATACGTGCTTTATGTAAAACATCAAAACCTAAATCAATTATAACGTCAACTGTGTCTCCATCAACAATTCTGTCTAAAGAAACTTTGTAAAAATATCTCATGATGCAAAAGTCCTCTCAAGTTAATTCTTTATTATATTATAGTCCCCAAGGTCCCCAGCCCCCTTCAGTGACCCATATATGGTAACCAGATCTTAAATTCACATACGGATCAAATAAATCATCACAAGTAGTGACACCACTATCTCTAACCTGTAAGTACCCATCAGGCCAGTAAATGTTTGAAGTACACCAATATCGGTTTATCTGAATTAATCCCAATGAACCACCTATAGGGTCAGCTCCATTGAATGCGTTAGGATCACACCTTGACTCCCTATAAATAACATACGATAACTTACGCAACTGATCTTCTGGCCAACCAGCGCTTAGCGCAACATCCATCCATTCAGGACACTCCCAACCTTCTTTTATAATACTGCTCGTTGGAGGAGTGGGATAGCTAAGGTTAATCAAATCTAAATCTACGGCGTGGGTTCTGTGAGCGCCCCAAGTGCCTAGACCATAGACTCCATCAGGAGTCACCCCAATGAATTGTTGTAAAAGTTTGACTCTAGCGCTATTTTCCATCCATACATAATCTAATTGCATTATTTCTTTTTCTACACTTAGCCAATCTACCTCAGGAAATACGTATAAGGCGTAATCAGTAGTGGTATCAAATACCCTTGTTTCTTCTATAACGGTAGGCACAGGCGCAACTGTTGGCTCTACAATAGGAGTTTCTACCGTAAGATGAATCGTCGTCTTATACGGCGTACCGCTTGTTTCAAAGCTATTATCTACAGTGCTACATGCAAAAATGGTAAGCAAAGTAGACAATAGTAAAAGTTTCTGTATTAGTTTGGTAAATAAATTCATGCTTTTAATATATCAGTAATTTGGTTAAAACCTACTTTTATCCCCTAAGATTATGACTCAAGGGCTTCAAGCCGTGTTTTCAAATCTTTAACTACTTCAATCAAGTATGTAGTTATTTTGCCATAATCTAAACCTTGAATGACTAATGCTGATTCGTTTCCTACCCCAAGCTCATCGTCACTGTCCGCATGAGATTCACGATCCCAACTGACATACATTGGAAGAACATCGTTTACTTCTTCAGCAATTAGCCCAAAGTCCGATTTTCCAAGATGCGACAACTCAACTGAACCGTCATCTTTCCAATCAAATGTCCTTGCTTGGAGTTGGTAAACTTTTTCCCATTCCGACTTTGGCATATTCTGAATGTTCTCTTTGTATCGTTCAGATGATGATGTGCTAGAAAGATACCCAGTTGAACTATTCCATGTTGCATAGGTAAAACCCGTTGAGATGGTGGATTTGATTGAATAAAAACCTGATGAACTGAACAATCCACGCTGAGTTCCTCCTGTTGTGAATCGCAACACATTAGTAGTCGCATACATTCCGGTGTCTTCATCGCCGTTGAACGTGTAGGAAGGATCTGAAGCTGAACCATCGTCTGCTTCAATTTCATTCACATAAAGAACATTCCATCGTTTCGTTGGCTGACCTAATGAGAGGCCTTTGTCGTCGTAGGGCTGTAAGTAGCTACCGTCTAAACGCAACTCATACGTTCCTGCCACTTTCCAAAAGTGGTAAGTATCAGCGAAATAATAAATTCGCCCATTCTCGCTCCAAAGGTAAACGTCTCCGTCAGCGTCTTCGTTTTTCATATAAAGGTCATCGTTTGCAGGATAGCCGACATAACCTAAGCGATCAAGGTTGCTATCGTAGAAACCGACATAACCTGATTGATTGGTATTTGAATCATCGACAAGGCTCAAGATATTTGCTGTTGCGGTTAAAATCGTTTTGCCATTTCTTTCAATTTCGAAAGCCTTTTGAAGCCCTCCAGCCCCACTTGCAGAAGTATAAATTTGAAACCCTGAACCACCATTTCCGTCTGTGTTGTCTTTGAATGAAACTAACTTTACATCCGAATAGGCATCGGCAAGAGGGTTCGCAGTTCCCGAATGATAACGACCTGCCATGTGGATCGTGCATTGCACAGCACCATCACCTGTGTTGTTGGCAGTATCAGAAATCGTCAAAGTTGGCGTAGCATTATTGAGATGCAAAGGTGTAGCAGCAGGAGTAGTGGCATCTGTGCCAAGACCCAACTTGGTAGCAGGACCAAGCAACAAATTGTCAGCAGATTCATCCCACCAGAACCAAGCGTTAGTAGCAGTTGCGCCATAGAAAATAACATCATGACCAGTGTCATTTACACCTATAGTGAGTGTTCCGTTAAGTTGGGTATTGCCATCTACATTTACTAAGGTAGAAGCGTTTAAATCAATCGTTGGCGCTGTCAAATCCAACGTAGTACCAGCATCTATGTTTAGATGCCCATTACTAGCAGCCTGAATCTTCTCGCCACCAACATCATAAAAATATATACCACTATCTTGAGTCAGTACTAAACTATCTACTGATTCATCCCAAAGCATCCAATGATCCGCAGAAGCACCATAAAACTTAACGTCATGGCCAGTGTCATTAGCGCCAACAGTTAGTGTAGCCCCTAGTCCTACAGCAGACCCGTCATAAGTAAAATTTGCGTCAGCGCCAAAGGAGCCACTACTATTAAACTGAACTTGGTTTGGGGAGCCACCCGGACTTGCTGAAGCAAGATTAGCAAGTGACTGAGCAGTAACATGCT